CTGTTATGCTCTCGTTGCCATTGTTTAGACAATTATTTGATGAACTGCTAAACGCTGGGCGTGATATGAGAGATAGGGATAGATTAGGGTTATACTATTTGCCCGAAGATGAATACTTTGAAAATGTGGTGAAGCGTTACTCAAACAATGGCAATGGAGCATAACTCGCTTATTTGTGAAGTTCGCCCACTACAAATCGTCAGCCTACACCCTGACCGATTCGTGTGGGAGGTATCAGTTATTTCAAACCTTAAGCCTATGAAACGATTCTTAGTATTTGCAGGTGATGCCTATTATCCTGAAGGAGGGATGAATGATTTTCAGGAGGACTTTGACACCTTGGAAGAGGCAAGAAATTTTGAAGCAAAAATCAAAGAAGAGTTTAAATCTATATGGAAGGACAGCTGGAAGAACTTCAAATGGACTGAAATTTGGGATTCGGAAACACGAACGCACGTTTAATACGCAATCGATAACCGTCAGCCTCTGTTCTTACCAAACCTCCCCCAGCGTCAGCCTATAAACTTACCAACCAAACCCCAAACCGATGAATATACCAATTAAAGAAGATGAAATAATCCTCACTCCCGAACAACAAGAAAGAATGTATTGGGCGCGACTTAAGTACGACTCGCACAAATGGATAGAGTACCATAAGGGGTACTATAAGTGCGAATTTTGCGATTCATTCCATACATCGATGCTTAGTTTTGAGAACGTAAACATCTGCAAAAAAAATCCAAATCTGTTTCCAACGGATAACCAAACCCCAAACCCATGAAACCGCTCCGAGAACATTACACCCAGCCAACCGACCAAGGCGATATGCTGAACGTCTTTGATTACATTGAGGCTTTGGAGAAGTATGTCGAAGAATTGAGTCCCACTACTGATGAAGATTCGTTGCCGATTTCAAAGGTGGTTTTCTTTGAGTTGAAAAACGGCAAATACCTTGCAAGCAATGGAGTTGAAGCAACAACGGAATTTATTTTAAAACATGAACACGCAATTTTTCACGATAATGGTTATGTAATTGTCGAAAGGCAATGACCGCCAACTTCCTTATTCGTTAACCCCAAACCCCAAACCCATGAAAACCACACCGACCGATTTCCGACGCTGGCAGATTCACATCCGCAAGGAGTGCGTCAACTGCAACCGCCCCGACAAATCCGAAACCATCAAGGCTTGGTCCGTCAACTGGACCCTGCTCGGTCGTATCCTCCAAGCCAAAAACGCCTGACCATGGAATGGATAAAATGCTTGGACCGAATGCCGAAGCCTTACGAGCCTGTCCTGATTTTCACGACCGACATGAACCAAGCCTACGCATGGCTTGGGGATGGCCGTTGGTACTACGAGCATCAAACTTGGTTCCTGACCGAAGTGAGCCATTGGATGCCTCTACCCTCAAACCCGTTTTAACCATGGACCTAATCTCACGCACAATCCTCGGATATACCGCAGAGGTCGTCGGAGTCAGCCCCGATGACATCTTGAGCGAAGTCAAGACCCAAGAACTGGTGCTGGCTCGAAGCATCTTTGCCGACATCGCCTACTCCGAGTACCTCTACACCTACTGCCAAATCGGTCGAATCATCAAGAGGAACCACGCAACGGTCATGCACAACCTCGAAATCCTTGCCAAAAACATGAGAGCAAGACCGGACATCAAGTTCCTTCGTACACAGGTTCTCAACAGGACACGGGATTTTTTGCAACATTAACAACAACCCCCTCCATCTTTGCGTTAGTGAACGCAGAGAGCATCGTCCTTGACCTTTATCGAAGCGGAGAAATCCGCAAGGCTTGCCTCACCATCACTGGGGGCAATCCGCTTTGGAAGGATCTCGAACAAGAGGTCGTCCTGATTCTGCTCGAAAAGGACCCCGAAAAAATTACCAAGATGCAGGTCCAAGGCTACCTGCGTTTTTACATCGTTCGGCTCATCATGAACCTGTACCGGGGCAACAACAATCAGTTCGCCAAGAAGTACCGACACCACGACGAGCGGGTCGAGGTGGACCCCGAAACCCAAGAACAGGGGAAGGACTACGACACCTTGCTTGACGACCTTTGGGCCATCGCCCAGCAAGAGATGGATTCTTGGGCCAAGGATGGGGCGTTCCCGTACGACAAAGAACTGCTCAACCTGCTCATGCAGACGGGCAACATGAAGGCTATGAGCCGAGAAACGGGCATCCCGTACAGGTCCATCATTTACTCCATCGAACAGGCCAAGGCCAAAATCAAAACCGCAATAGAAGCAAATGGATATACTGGTTTTTCCAATCCTGATTAGTGCTTTAGCGACCCTTGCGGTTGTGGAGTTCCGGGTGCTGCCGGGATGGTTCTACGCTTTGCCATTCGCCAAGCGGAAGCCGTTTTCGTGCATGACCTGCTTCGGGTTTTGGCTTGGGGTTGCAATGACCCTGCCAACCTGCCAATGGTACTTGGCCCCGATACTTGGCCTCGCCTCATCTGCCACCGCAATAATTATCCGGGAATGGACCTTCAAATGACCAACGACCAGTTCGTCGTGGCCCAAAAGCACAGGAAGTACTGGGACCAATATGTGGCCTCGCTGACGATGCGACTGCCACCCGATGCCGTTGGGGAACTGCAAGCCATCCTGACCGCTCACGGACGACCCCCTACAAATTGGTGGTGTGCTGACTGCGTAAAATCGGCTCTTCAATACATTTACCTACAAGCGGACTTGTTCCTCGAAGTAAACCAAAACACCATAAACCACTCCCTGAATGCCCCTGCCAATCCCGAACAATAACGAGTCAAGAGAAGGCTTCATCGGTCGCTGCATGAGCAATAACCAAACCAATGCGGAGTTCCCCGATACGGCTCAACGGCTTGCGGTTTGCGGCTCAACGTGGGAGAATCACAAGAGGCAGCAATTCGAGTCATACTCCGACTACGGCCAAGAGATTCGGGCCAATGCCAAGCGGGGGATAGAACTCAACGAAAGGAACGGGAACAAGTGTGCCACGCAGACGGGCAAAGTTCGTGCAGCAACTTTGTCCAAGGGCGAACCCATCTCGGTGGAAACCATCAAGCGGATGCACTCCTACCTGTCCCGGGCAGAAACCTACTACGACAACGCTGACGATACCAGCGACTGCGGTTACATCAGTTACCTGCTTTGGGGTGGCAAGTCGGCTCTCTCATGGTCAAGAAATAAACTCCGAGAACTTGGGGAACTTGAAGGCGAAGGATGACGAAGCCCAAGTGCAGGCTCGGATGGACTCGCTGATGATGGTGATTACGACCCTGTGCGACTGCATCGGAGCGGTGGATGAGTCTAACTCCCCGAACGCATTTGCCGTGAAGATGAAGATAGTGGACAAAATAGACGAACTCATAGACAAAATCGAATACTGATGCAACGAGGCAGGCCAAAAGCATTTGAAACCCCCGAAGAACTTTGGGCGATTTTTGAGCAATACTGCACGGAAACCAAGTCCAAGCCCATTATCGTTAAGGATTGGGTTGGACCCAAGGCCATGGAAGTGTTGAGGGAAAAGGAATGCCCATTGACCTTTGACGGCTTTACGCTTTACATTTGGAAGTCAGGGGTTGCCAAGGGAGTTGACCAATACTTCACGAATCCTGACAACAGGTACGAAAATTATGTGGAGGTCTGTTCACGCATAAAGCAGGCCATAAGGGAGGACCAAATCCGAGGGGGCATGGCTGGCATCTACAACCCATCCATCACTCAACGCCTCAACAACCTCGTGGAGCGTCAAGAGAACACGGTCCACATCGAGCAGCCCCTATTCCCTGACAATGACTGATGCCAGTAAAAGAGCAGGAGAAGTTCATCCGAACCACGGCCGTAAATAAGGTCCGTGAGTTAAAGCGGTTCGTCAAAGGGGTACAAGGAGGCTCGTCCGCATCCAAGACGTACTCCATCCTTGCCGTTGAGATTGACCATTGCACGAAGAATCCGTACACGGAAACGAGCGTCGTAGCGGAATCCATCCCACACCTCAAGCGTGGGGCCATGAGGGACTTTATGAAGATTATGACCGTTACAGGACGGTTCAACGCTGCCCGATGGAACGCCACCGACTTTCGGTACAAGTTCGCTAACGGGTCTTACATCGAGTTCTTTTCGGCTGACGATGACTCCAAGTTAAGGGGTGCAAGGAGGGACAGGCTCTACATGAACGAGGCCAACAACCTATCCTTCCACGCCTACACGGAACTGGCAGCACGGACCAAGCAGTCGGTTATCCTTGACTGGAACCCGGTCAACGAGTTTTGGTTTCACTCCGAACTGATGCAAGACGAGGACGTGGATTTCCTCATTCTAACCTACAAGGACAACGAAGCCTGCCCCAAGAGTGCGAGGGACTTCATCGAGAAAGCACGGGTCAAGGCTGAAACTTCGGAGTATTGGGCCAACTGGTACAAGGTCTATGGCCTCGGTCAGGTCGGGACGCTTCAGGGTGCGATATACGAGGACTTCGAGGTCGTGGAGGGTATAGATGTCAGCCGTGCGAAATTCGTCGCCCTTGGGCTTGACTGGGGCTTTAGCAACGACCCTACGGCACTCGTAGCAATCTACCGCCAAGGGGACTGCCTACTCATCCAAGAACTGCTCTACTCCACGGGCCTCACGAACCAAGACATCGCAGATAAACTTCGGACGCTGGGCATCACAAGGGCTTGGGAGATAGTGGCGGATTCAGCAGAACCGAAGTCCATCGAAGAAATCTACCGACTTGGTTTCAACATCAAGCCTGCCGAAAAAGGCCCCGACTCGGTTCGGAACGGGATAGACATCCTGAAACGCTTTAAATTGCAGGTTACCAAGGATTCCACCAACCTTATCAAAGAACTGCGGTCCTACACTTGGGCTACGGATAAGGAAGGCAAGAACACGGGGGTTCCCATTGATTCCTTCAACCACGCCTGCGATGCGATGCGGTATGTGGCTCTCAACAAGTTAAGAGTAAGCAACTCAGGGAAGTATGTTGTGGTGTAACTTTGAAGCATGAACACCGAACGCATCCTTGACCTGCTAATCGAAATCGGCAAGACGCTTGCAGCCATTTTCTTTATCATCACCCTTCTAACCCTCCTTTGGACCTTATGAAAGTCGTCCACTACTACCACATCTACTGCGGGGGCAACTGGCAGTTGATCCTGAATCAACACATGATGGCGGTCTGCAACTACGGCCTTATCAATGTCTTGGACGAAATCCGTGTAGGCATCGTCGGTCCACCCGAACAACGAAAGGCGGTCAAGGAGGTGCTGGAAGGATCGATGGTTGCGGATAAGGTCAAGGTCGTGGTAACCCGAACTAACGCTTGGGAGCAGGCGACCCTTACCGAGATGTACCGGGCAAGCCAAGAAGAAGAAGCCGTGTACCTGTACGCTCATACCAAGGGGGCAAGCGACCCGTCCCTCATCAACCAACTTTGGAATCGCAGCATGACCTTCTTCAACGTGGTTG